AACGAGCAGTGGGAAGCCCGGATCAATCAATTGCTAACAGACATGACTGAAACGGAGGGCGCCATTGTGGAAGTGTCGGAAGACGCGTCCATTGACGGACAGTTTTATGATTATCTGGAAGAATTCTGTACGACGCTGCAAAAGGCCAATACGCGCGAAGAAATACTACTGCGCCGGCCTTATACAGACGAAGAAGAAGGGCGCATTTACTTTAGGCTAAAAGACTTTGAAGCGCATCTGCGCAAGAACAAATTCTTTGAATACAAAAGCCATAAGATTGCGCAGCGGCTCCGGGACAGAAACGGGGAAAGCACCGTTATGAAAATTAAAGGCAAAGCCGTGCGCCTGTGGGTTATCCCGGCCTACGATGTTGTGAGTGTGGACATTGATACCCCGGACTTTGGGCAGAACATGGAGGCACCCTTTTAATGCCGACAGAACGGATAGAAAAAATCTATGCCATGCGGCAGGAGCTTAACGAAAAGGGCAAGCCTAAATACTCCTACGACAAGATAGGTAAAGAGTTTGGTATTACCCGGGAGCGCGTGCGCCAGCTGTTGGCTAAGCGCGACAGGTTAAAAAAATGGTACGCCGAGGCCAAGAAAGTCGCGCCGTACTTTGACTTCAGCAATATTACTCGGATGGATCAGTTTATACCGCCGTTGGTATCTATCCGCACAACACATGCAATTCGTAACGGCGTGCCTCCGGGATTAAGCGTGCAAGAGTTTATTGATCTTGTAGATCCCGCGGAACTTTTGGCAATCCCCAACTGCGGGGTGGTCACTGTAAAAGAGTTATTTGGAGCAATTAAGGAGGCTGGTTACGATGTATCGAATATTCGGACCCCCCGGTACGGGAAAAACTACAACACTGTTAAATATGGTGGAGGAAGCCCTCTCCAATGGTACGTCTCCAAATACAATTGCATTCCTAGCCTTCACACGAAAAGCAGCAAATGAAGCCAAGGAACGCGCCGCCGTTCGGTTTAACCTAGATCCAGAAAATGATCTGCCGTACTTTCGCACGCTGCATTCTCTTGCCTATCGTATGCTGGGGCTTAAAGACAGTCAGCTTATGCAGCCAGAGCATTATGACGAATTGTCCTACAAAATAGGCATGGCGCTAAGCGTGACTAAAATCTCTGATGATGACGACAGTATAATGGTTTCGTCGGATCACCCGATCCTGCAACTTATAAATCTCTCCCGGCTCAAGAAAAGCAAGCTTATCGAAGAATATAACCGCAGCCAGTTAAACGAAACGTGGGCCGAGGTAGACTATGTTAATCGCTCCTACACTGCATACAAAGAAGTGCAGGGGCTTGTAGATTACACAGATATGCTAATCTCTTTTGCAGAGAAAGCCGTCTTTCACTGCCCACGGTTCAAGCTTTGCTTTATGGACGAAGCGCAAGACTTGTCCCCCGTGCAGTGGGACATTGCCCACGCGTTAGACGACTTGTCGGACCGCATGTATTGCGCGGGAGATGATGACCAAGCCATCTATCGTTGGGCCGGTGCGGATGTTGACCACTTCATTAACCTAGAGGGCGGCTCGGATGTATTAGAGCAATCCTATCGGATCCCCGCAGAAGTCCATGCCGTGGCCGAGCAAGTGGCCTCCCGAATAATCCGACGCTTTCCAAAAAAGTATCTGCCCCGTAAAGAACGCGGTAAAGTAGAGCGGATCTATAGCGTCGGAGACATGGATATGTCTGAGGGCGATTGGCTGGTTATGGCGCAGGCAAACTATATGCTGTCCCCTGTGGCCGAAACCTTAAAGTACAACGGATATTTGTTTGAGCGCAACGGCCATCGGTCCATATCAGAAAAGGTAAGTAGCTCCGTCAACGGATGGGAGCAAATGCGCCGAGGGAAAAGTATTGATTGCAAAACAGCGCAAAATATTTACGATTATATGTCTGGGAACGGAAAGCACATAAAGCGCGGCTTTAAGCGATTTAAATCGCATGACGAAGACAAGTTTTTCACGTTAGCCGACTTACAGGAACACCATGGTCTTTTGGTACAAGACGATATGGTGTGGCACGAGGCCATGGATAAAATGCCCGATCTTGACCGGGTGTATATTACGGCCCTATTGCGGAGCGGCGAGAAGTTTAACGCCGTGCCCCGCATTAAACTGTCCACGATCCACGGCGCCAAAGGTGGCGAAGCGGATAACGTGGTTATTTTTACCGATCTAACGTCGGCTGCCTTGAGAGAGATGGGCGACGATATGCACCGCGTGTTTTATGTGGGGGTCACAAGAACGCGGAAAAATCTCTACATAGTGGACCCCCAAGACGTAACAAGAAGCTATCAACTATAGAGGCAGATATGAAAAGAGACGAAATCTTGGACAAAGCAAAAGAACTTATTAACGGCCCGCGGGCAAAAGATTATGGGGACGCTTTTGCCAATCATCAACGCATAGCGGATGGATGGAACATAATTCTCAAGTCTGTGGGGGAAGTAACCCCCGCGCATGTGGCGTTAATGATGGACTGGGTAAAAACCAGCCGCCTGTTAGAAACGATAGACCATATGGATTCGTGGATCGACAAGGCGGGATACACCGGGTTGGGGGCGGAGTTTGCCTCCGAGCAGAATACAAAAAACAAAAAACCGCTAAACCTCTTTAAAGGCAACGGCCGTATAAACGAGCCTGTTGAGAAAATTATGGCAGAAGTGCAGGAAAAACACCCCGACGTTACTCTGCCCACATTCAAAAGCAGTCAAACGTAATGCAAACAAAAATGCAAATGCCGATGTTCCCGCCCAAAACGGAATGGGTGCCCCCGAGCGAACTGCCGGACTTAACTGATGCAACGGAGCTTTGCATCGACCTTGAAACCAAAGACCCCAATTTGAAAACCAAAGGGCCCGGTTGGCCCACTAAGGACGGGGAAATCATTGGCTTTGCTGTTGCGACAAGCGGCTGGTCCGGGTACATCCCGGTCCGCCATTGGGGCGGCGGCAACCTAGACGAAAAAATAGTGCGGCGCTGGTTACAAAAACAATTGAACTCGCCCGGCGATAAAATAATGCACAACGCCCAGTATGATTTGGGTTGGCTGCGCGCAGACGGCTACAACGTCAACGGCCGTATTATTGACACCATGGTTACGGCAAACTTGCTGGACGAAAACCGCTTTAGTTATGCGCTCAATGCGTTGGGATACGATTATTTGGGCAAAACCAAGGCGGAGAAGGGGCTGAAAGAGGCCGCGCGGGAGTTTGGCGTAGACCCCAAAAGCGAAATGTGGAAGCTGCCGGCAATGTATGTCGGAGGGTATGCCGAGGGCGACGCAACACTGACCTTGGAACTCTGGAACCACTTTAAGACAGAGATAAACCGCGAGGATCTTTGGTCTATTTGGGAGCTAGAAAACAGCTTACTCCCATGCCTTGTGGACATGACCCTAAAGGGCGTGCGCGTAAACCTAGATTTAGCGGAAAGATCCAAACAAACCGTTTTGAAAAGAGAAAAGGGTCTGCTAAAAAAGATTAAAGATATTGTTGGAAAGGATGTAGAAATATGGGCAGCACAATCAATAGCTCAAGCCTTTGATAAAGCCGGTCTGGAATATCCGCGCACAGAAAAAGGCGCTCCCTCGTTTACTAAACAATTTCTCTCAGAACATCCGCACGAATTGGCGCAATCAATTGTGCAAGCGCGGGCGTATAACAAAATAAACGGCACCTTTATTGACGGCTTGCTGCGCTACGTGGGACCAGATGGGCGGATCCACGGGCACATAAACCAAATCCGATCAGAAGATGGCGGTACAGTCAGCGGCCGCGTGTCCATGTCTAACCCTAACCTTCAACAAATCCCGGCCCGCGACCCGGAGCTAGGCCCAATGATCCGCAGCCTGTTCTTGCCAGAAGAAGGTGAGCAGTGGGCGTCCATTGACTTCTCGCAACAAGAACCGCGCATCGCGGTCCATTATGCAGATGCCTACGGTAAAAGCACCCGGTCCCAATTAGCAGGCGTGGCCGAGATGGTAGACGCCTACACCAACGATCCCAACACAGATTTTCATACCATGGTGGCCGAAATGACCGGGCTTACACGTAAAGCCGCTAAATCTGTCGGCCTCGGCATTATTTACGGCATGGGCGTTAATAAACTTTCCGGGGAATTAGACGTTTCAGTGGACGAAGCCCGCGCAATACTAAAACAATTCAACTCCGCGTTGCCTTTTCTAAAGCAACTAAACTCAGGCGTGCAAAGAAGGCTAGAAGACCCTCGGTCAAGCGGCTCTGTGCGCTCGCTGCACGGCAGAAAGTGCCGATTTAACCTTTGGGAACCGGACACGTTTGATATGCACAAGGCCATGCCCTACCAAGAAGCCGTCGCGGCCCACGGGCCAACTACCCGCCTCAAGCGCGCCATGACATACAAGGCCCTCAACAGGCTTATTCAAGCCTCGGCCGCGGATATGACCAAGAAAGCATGGTTAGAAGTCTACAAAGCAGGGCACACCCCGCTTATTCAGGTGCATGACGAACTGGCATTTAGCGTGGACAGCTTAGATAAAGCCAAAGAAATTAGAGAAATAATGGAAAACTCCATTTCTCTTTGCATTCCAAACAAATGCGATATTGACATCGGCCCATCTTGGGGCGAAACTAAAGAGATATAGACTGCTTGACTCTATATGCCTGTGGCGGGGGCTCCTCTCATTGTTCTTTTTCTCCAAATAAAGCACTTGGGGCCCCGCACGCAACTACCCCCTTTCCCGGCTAGGATTCGCACTGCAACGGAAAGGGGGTTTTTTCTTGCTTATCATTTGGCCATCTTATATATTCCCACATAACGAAGTGGGGGTTATCACCATGGACACCAAAAAATGGAAAAGCGTACTGGTTCCGCGCGAAACCTACGAGGAATTAGTCGCCGTTGCCTTTATAGAAGGACGCACCATTGGCGGCCAGCTGCGCATGATGTTTGATTTCTGGAAGAAT